GGACAACTATAGAAAAAACCGTGACGCAATCCTTATAGAAGAGGATTGGGCAGAAGTTGAACTTACACCGTCTGAAGATACACTAGATGGATTCTCATTTGAAGAGGTACTTTCTGAACCAGAAAACGACAAAGAACTCACTGACGTAGATAACCAATTTTTCAGGTTTCATAAGCCAGGTACATTCGTCCACTATGAACAAATGAAGAGCTACCTTGACAATTCCGGTGATAAGATTAAGAAAGAAGTGGGACTTGATGAAGAAGGGATGCATTGGAAACTCGAGTTCGACTATGCAGAGAAGTGCTGGTACGTCAAACTATATGGAAAATTAACTACTTATAGGGTCGAAAGTAAATTAGAACATAGGCTATTTGAAGAAAATGGAATCTCACCTGTTAAGCGTAAGATCGAAAAGTATACAACCTATGATATGCACGGTAATGTCGTTGAAAGCGAGAAAGTCATACTCACTTATGGACAAACGTGCGGAACTCAAATGGGACTAAGACTATCCTTCGTTGTTTTATGTCTATTGCATCTATTCGCTGTACAGCGTTCGGGAGGTGAACGTTATGCTTCCATCTTCGGAGATGATGTTATTGCAAATTGGGATGAAGCGACTGTAAGCAAATACCTAGGTGTAATGGGGGTACTAGGATTTAAAATGAACAAATCAAAGGAATTTCGTGCCAAACGATACGCGCTGTTCTGCGGTACCTATTTCGATTTTAAAGAACACAAAATTCCAAAATTTCCTGAGTTTAAATCAATACTCAGCTCCAAGACGGATACCAAACTCGATGAAGAATTCGATATCTACCTGAGAATTAAAGAAGTTAATAACACAGAGATAATTAAAGCATCAAGTCGAGAACAAAGAAGAATAAAAGAACTTGTGCATGATCTGTACTCTAAAGAGCTAAATGAAACTCGAAAGATGCTACCGATTCATACACCAGAAATTTTAGGAGGATTTGGATTACTGCCATTTGGACGAGACCAAAGTGTTCATAATCTTAATATGAAGCTTATATTTAATCAGATGAATAAAGAGGATAGGGCGGGATACTCAAGAAAGATACGTTCGTGTTGGTCCAAGGCTGTTCAAAGTAAGGAATTAAGAAAACTAGAAATGAATTTTGCTCAGTTTTGTACGGAAAATACTGGTAACGTAAATCCCAATAAGTATACTGGACATAAGCATTTAGACCTTGATTCTGCTCTCTCAGATATGACTTCTGCAGTTAATACTGCCTCTCAATATTTTATTAATGACGGTCGGTCAAAGACCAACTACACCAAGCAAACATTGAAACAATGTGTCGCACGTATGTACACACGATCGCGTGAAGTTTATCAAGATTTAGTAGTGTCAGATGACAAGCCCGAGGGTAGTGTTTACACTGTCCAAGAGATTCGTCAAATGAACCTAACCTATCTTAAGAACAGGTCAAAGAAACCTATGAGAGAATACTCAATTCCTTTATTTTATTTAGATGATAAGATTGCTGAAATTTTATACTATATTTTAGATATTGATAATAATGCCGATTTTGTAGAAATAATGCAAGAGCTAGGACATTCGCAAGAAAACTTCTTAATTGCTATAATAAAACACTTCCAAAGAAGTGAGTTACCTTTAGTTGTTAATCAACAGGGACCTCAAATTGTTCAACGCGAACAAGTGAGGATCTCTATGAAACCAACTATAGGTGACTATATTAAAATAGCAATTGAGGGAATTCAAGCAAATAACTAACTCTGAGCGTCATAGCATCAAAACTATTTT